GAGCGGATGAGGCCTGCGCGATGGCGGTGAAGATGATGGTCTTCCCGCCGCCCGTTGGCAGGCAAAGCAGTGGCGCCCGATAGCCAAAGCGGTAGGCATTGCGGAGATCGTCGATGACCTGCTGTTGGTAGCGCCGGAGCTGCATGGGGTTGCACTTGACCGCATCAGGCTATAGGATCGCGCAAGTCGCCACACCTTATGGAGAACGCCGACTATCACGCGCACCCTGCGATCTCAAAGTCGCATCTGGATCTCATCGCGCGCAGCCCGCTGCACTACTGGGTGCGCTACATCGACCCGAAGCGGGTCATCCCCGAGCCGACGCCAGCGATGCGCATCGGCAGCGCAGTTCACACCCATGTGCTCGAGTTGCATAAATGGGATGCCGAATACACCGTGGCACCCGATGGCCTTGACCGCCGCACTAAGGCTGGCAAGGAAGCATGGGCAGCGTTCGAGGCTGAAGCCAACGGCCGCACCGTGCTGAGCCGGGAGGATGCCGATCTGGTGATGCACATGGGCAGAGCAGTGCTCGGCCATCCGGCTGCTGCATTGCTACTGGGCATGGCGGGCGAGGCCGAGACCACGCACATGTGGACGGAGCCGACCACCGGCCTGCAATGCAAGTGCCGGCCGGACTGGATCACCGAGGACGGCGGCATCGTGGTGGATCTCAAGACCACCGAGGACGCCAGCCCGCGGGAGTTTCGCCGCAGCATCGCGAAATGGCGCTACCACTGTCAGGCCGGGTGGTACATGGCGGGCATCGAGGCCGCCTATGGCAAGCGGCCGTCGGGGTTCATCTTTATCGCAGTGGAGAAGAAGCCACCGTTTGCGGTTGGTGTCTACGCCGCTGATGAACAGATGATCGAGCAAGGCTATGAGACCGCCATGCGCGACCTGCAGACGCTGGCGGAGTGCAAAGCATCAGGCCGCTGGCCTGCCTACAGCGATCGGATTGAACCGATCAGCCTGCCGGCATGGATGACTGGCGAGGCCACCACACAGACCACCGAGATCGAGATGTACTGATGGAATCGACAGCACTCACCACCACCCAGCCCGCGGGCTCCGTCTTCTCGGGAATTCAGGCGTTCGAGGACGCCCAACGGATCGCGAAGGCCTTGGCCAGCAGCACGCTGATCCCGCCACAGTTCCAAGGGCAGCAGGGGTTCGCCAACTGCTTGGTCGCGCTCGAGATCGCCAACCGGATGGGCATCTCGCCCTTCCTGGCGATGCAGCACCTGCATGTGATCCACGGTCGCCCATCGTGGAGCAGCAGCTTCATCATCGCGATGGTGAACGGCTGCGGTCGATTCAGTCCGCTGCGGTTCGAGCTGAGCGGCAGCGGCGACAGCTTGGCCTGCTATGCGATCGCCAAGGATCTTGCCAGCGGGCAGGAGCTGAAGGGACCGACCATCACGATGGCGATGGCGAAGAAGGAAGGCTGGGCGACCAAGGCGGGCAGCAAGTGGCAGACGATGCCCGAGCTGATGATCCGCTATCGGGCAGCAGCGTTCTGGGGTCGGTTGTATGCCAGTGATCTGCTGCTCGGGATGCAGAGCCAAGAGGAGGTGGTCGATATCGAGCAGGTGACCGTGAGCGATCCCGCCACCACCATCCAGGATCTGAACGCCGCCATCCCCGAGCCGGCACCTACACCTGCACCCGAACCTGAGAGCGATGAACTCTTCTGAGTATCTGACCGCCAGCCAGCTTGCGCAGCGTTGGGGGTTGCACCCTGACACGCTGATGCGCTGGCGCAAGGCAGGCAAAGGTCCGGCGTACTTCCGCACGCCGGGCTTCGTGCTCTACCCATTGGCCGGGGTGGAGCAATACGAACAGGCCAACACCACTACCAACGAGGACCAATGAGCTTCAAGCTGAACCTGAGCATTTTCAAGTCGACCAAGCCCGAGAGCAAGGTGGACTTCAGCGGGATGATGAACATCAAAGTGGAGGAGCTGGATGCGCTCTGCCGCTTTGTGATGAGCCAAACCCCCGATCAGTACGGCAGCGTCCAGGTGCCGATCAGCGGCTGGAAGAAGACCAGCCAGAAGGGATTGGCCTATGTGAGCGCCGTGGCGCAACCGCCGCGCGACTGGGTGGATCCTGGCGATGCTGCGCAGAAGCTGGCCGCGGCCACTGATGGCGTGGTGGTCGACGTGAGCGACGATATGTTCTAACGCCCCATCAGTTCACATTCGAGCCGCGCGATCTCGTTGACGGCCTGCTGGAGCAGTTGTTGCTGGTAGCAGGCTTGTTTATAGAGAGCGACGGCCATAGTGCCCGCGTCTTTGCTGTTGAGCAGAGCGCGGGCATGTTTTTCGATTTCAAACTGCTGCTCTGCCGACAGGGTGACGGCCATCCACTCACCGAACCGCATTGTGCTAGACCAGTGGGGTACACCTGCATGATACCGATGCAATGCCAGCGCTGCTCCAGCTCGATGGTCAGAGCAGTAGCCACGAACAACAAGGAGCCGGGCGTGACCGTACGGAAACGGCAGTGTGCCGACTGCGGTTTCGTGTGGTTCACGGTGGAGCTGCCTGTTAGCCCGGCGGTGGTGGGCTGGGGGCGGATCGATGCGAAAGGGCAGAGCAAGCCGGTGCTGCGGGTACCGGTGGAGATCGCGGTCGGCAGCGAGGCCGTGTGAAGAACTGTCACACGGTGTTGGCATGTGCCCCGTAGGCAGGGCATGATTGTGTGCATCGGAGGGAAACGCCTCCACCGCACTCCCAGTCATGACCACCACCATCAACGGCCGCACCTTCGAGCTGACCGAGAACACCGCCGAGCTGGCCAATCTCCGCGCTCACATCAAGAGCCAAGGCTTCGACGGCACCATTTGGGAGGGCTTCAGCGCTCGCACCGGCCGTCAGCGCAAAGATCTGCGCTCACTGATCTATTGCACCAAGAGCGGCCAGTTCGTGATCGCTTGCTCGGTCTGAGCCCTTTGGGGCTCTCATCCACCTATCACTTCAATCCAATGATCAACCGCATCAACAACGCCATCTGCTTCCTTGTCGTCGCGGCCGTGTTCGCCATGATCGGCATCGAGGCCGGCAACCAAGCAGGCGCCACGCACTCCGGCACCCAGTCCTACATCGAGGTGCGCAAGTGACCCCCCGCCGCTTCTACTTCACGATCAAGGCCGCCAACGTGGTCGAGTGCGTGCAGGCGCACAGCCTGACGGAGGCCAAGCTGATCGCTGCCGATACATGGCTCCCATGGTGGAATCAGATCGAATGGCTCAATCCTGAATCTGTCACCGATCCCAATGTCTACCTCTAGCTCCCCCATCGCCTTCCAATGGCGCACTGACCCCGAGGATCAAGGTGTCTATGGCGAAGGCATCAGCCGGCCACGCCATGGTGCTCGCACACGCGAGTATCGCCTGCTTGTCTACCCAAAGGGCGCGCGCCCACTGACATGGATCACGCGCGCTGAATCACAAAAGCACGCGATCCTGTATGCACAGAATCGTTGGCCATCCGCTGAAATCGAACTCGCATCATGACCCCAGACCAATCCATTGTTCCCTTCCACCGTTCATTCATCCTTGCGAAAGTTATCTACCTCGACAAGGTGAATGATCTCAGTCGATCCGAACTGGATCTGCTGAACATCGAGACGCTGGCTGCATTGCAGGAGGCAAGGCACAACTACGACCTGATCGAAGACAAGCAATCCGAGGAGGCCAGTGGCGAGTATCGCCGGATGAAGATGGCCGGCTACTTCCAAGCTGCTATTCAAATCGCCCTGCAGAGCCGATGAACGACGCATCCCGCGCCCGTCTCTATAGCCTGCTCGAGGGCAGCAATACCTTCAAGGCTGGCCAAGCATCAGAGCGTGACCGCCTGCGGCTGCTGATCGACATTCGCATCGATCAGCTACGGGGTACCACCGGCATCAAGAACCGGGAGCAGCTCTGCGCTGAACTGTTGAACCTCCGTCAGTACCTCAACGAATGAAAGCCACGTTCCTCGACGATCAACGCCACGAGATGATGGAGGCGCTCTATCGCGCCAGTGGCCGCACCTGCGGCACTTACACCGGCCTGTGGGAGGAGTTTGCCCGTGATTTGGCGGCGAACTTCCGCGATACCTACTACCCAGACCTGTTCGCCAAGGTGGTCAAGGCCATGGATGCCACCGAATCGGTGATGGCCGAAAAGCAGGCGCAGCAGGCCATCGAGGTGTGCCGCCAGCAGTTACTAGGTGACAAATGGCGGTGACCACCAGGGTCCGCAATCGCACCCTGAATATCCGGGTGACGGACGAAGAAGTAGCAATGGCGCGGCAGATCGGCAACGGCAATGCCAGCCACGGCTATCGGCTCGCTATTCGTTGGATGGCCGACCGCTCGATCAGTGGCATCCCGCTCAGCACCATGCTGCGCGCTGCTGCTGAGATGGCGGCCGACCTTGAACGCACACCTAAGAGAGGAGCACCACCCCGTGGCTGATCTGGTCAACCACCCCCCGCACTACCAAGCGGGAACCATCGAGGCGATCGACTTCATCGAGTCGGTGATCGCCGATGCGCCGCACATGGTCTTGGCCTACCTGCAAGGCCAAGCGCTCAAGTACATGATCCGCATGTGGCTCAAGGGCAACGCGCTCGAGGATGCCCGCAAAGCGGAGTGGTATCTGAATCGACTCATTGCCAAGATGGAGTCATGCTCGAACATCTCCGCCTGAACTGGCTTGAGCGCCAAGCGCTGCAGATCCTCTGCCGCAGCGAGCGCATCGGTCTGCTGGTGATCAAGCGCCATAGCTCCCGGATGGTCTTCATCGTCCGGGATCAGACTGATCCCATTGACATCACGCAGGCTGATGAGCCGCTGTCGATGCAGCTCGAGCGGTTGTATCACCAGCCGAGCTTCGGGGAGGATGAATGATCAGGTTGCACGCCGGCCGATTGCTGCTGGTGTGCGACCGCACCGATCGAAGCTGGCACGCGCGCGTGATGCTCGGTCCGAAGGCTGAGCATCAGGTCGAGGTGGATACCGGCACCGTCCATCTGCCGGATGCGCTGCTGCGTGCTGAATCGGTTTTCCAAGCGGCGGTGGCCAGCATCAGGCCAGAGACCGCCAGCGTGATGTGCTGGGACTGCATCCAGTGGGAGATGAGTACGCAGCGGTGTGATCTGCTGCTGCCGGAGAGCAAGCGAAGTGGCGGGCGCTACGCCGCGAGTTGCGACTTCTTCCAGCGGGCATTGCCGGCGGCAGACTGATAGAGGCCGTCCTGGTCGCCGTGTCCAAGCGTGAGTTCAACACGCCAATCCGTGAGCCGTGGAATGTGCTCATCCATCAATCGCTGCAGGCAATCGATCGGCACAACATGCTGTGGATCAACTCAGGCGATGGATGGCACCTACGACAGGCGCAGGTATTGCGTGACTATGTGGCGGACCTCAAAACCTGGATCCATCGTGAGGAGGCACGGCAATGTTCGGACCTGAAGTGATCAGTCGAGATGACCGCGAGGGCGGTTACATCGAGACGCTGCTGCCAGCGGAGAAGGGGGAGGTGTATTACCGGAGCTGCGTCGGCGGCGTGTGCCGGTATAGCTCGGACTGGTTTCAGGCGGAGATCTACCTGAACCAGATGCTCAAGCCATGAAGGTGCCGCCGGTGGTCGTGTTTGGGCTGACCTGGTTAGGCGGCATGTTGCTCGCCACCATCTGGCTGACGATGTTCTGAGTGGCTGGTGATCCACTGCACGATCGCCCACTCACCGAGCGCCGACCAGAACGGTTGAGCGCGATACCAGTCGACCCATGGCTTGTGGCCTTTCTGGCTGTTGCACATCAGGCAGCAGGAGACCAAGTTCTCGCGGACCGTCAGGCCGCCGTGGACCTTAGGGATAACGTGATCGAGGGTGGGGCTATGGCCGAGGGGATCGTTGCAGTAGGCGCACCTGTATCCCCAGCGGAGGTGGATCTGATCACGGGCGGAGCGCCGGGTGACCAGGCGCGTCTCATCAATGTGGTGCTGTTCCACTGAGATCGACCGGCAGGGGAACGGCGTGGACCTCTAGGTCGAGGATGTCGTCATCACTGGGAAGGAACTCAGCGATGTGAGAGTAAATATCAGCCGGCAGCTCCTCGGGATCGGTTTCGGAGCGCACCACCAGCTTGGCGGTGATCTCGACGATGAACGCCCGCATGGGCAGTAGCCCCGGCTGGTTAAACGGTAGCGGGTGCAACCGGATCAGCCTGTGTGACAGTTCGTTAACGTGCCCTGCATCCGGGGCACTGTGCCCTGTCGGCGGGGTATTCTTTCTCTATCGACAGCCACCCGATCATGTTCTTCCTCCAAGTCAACGGCATCGCTCAGACCGGCATGATGACTCGCAAGGCCGCCATCGCTGCAGCCGAGCGCGGTCATGCTGAGCGCCCTGACGTCATCGTCGTCCTCATGAAGTTCAACCCCGTCACCAACCGCGATATCGAAGTCAAGCGTCTCTACTGATGCGAGTCCTTGTCGCCTGTGAATACAGCGGCCGAGTGCGCGATGCCTTCCGCCGCCATGGTCATGACGCATGGAGCTGTGATCTGCTCGAGTGCGAGGCCGATCCCCGTTGGCACCTGCAGCATCCAGTCGAGGAGATCCTCGATCAAGGCTGGGATCTGATGGTCGCTCATCCTCCCTGCACCTATCTCGCCATCAGCGGCATGTGGGCGACTTACTCGGGTAAGCGTGATCCTGCTTTGACCGATCAGGCCATGGACTTCGTGCGTCTTCTGATGGCCGCACCGATCCCTCGATGGTGCCTTGAGAATCCGGTGAGCATGATCAGCACCGCGATCCGCAAGCCGGATCAGATCATCCAGCCATGGGAATACGGGCATGGCGAAGTGAAGACCACCTGCCTGTGGCTCCATAATCTGCCGAAGCTCAGGCCGACTAGCTATGCCGATGGGCGTGAGCAGCGGATCCTGAATCTGCCACCATCGCCCGATCGATGGAAGGAACGCAGTCGCACCTATCAAGGGATCGCCGATGCCATGGGTGATCAATGGGGTGCGCGTGAGCTACCACCTGTTGCACAGCAGTTAGCCTTGCTCCCATGACTTACATCCTCCGCATCGGTCCATGGCACGTCGGACCGTTCAGCACGCACATCGCTGCCACCACCTTTGCGGAGCAGCACGGCTGCGACGATTACACCATGATCCCGCTGGATGATCCGGCCGAAGCGCCCGGCATGATCCACCGCCTACGGATGGCACCGCTGCAGCATCCAATGAAAAAGCCCCAGCCGTCCCGCTGAGGCCTGCTGCTCTCCCGTTGAACGCTAGCCCTTGCTGCTGGTGACGCCTAGATCTGCGTTATATCTTCCGGTCTGGGCATAGCTCCGATCCGGTCGACCGCTCACCAGCAAGAACTTCATCTGCCCGATGCGCAGGCCAGGCCAGACCGGCAGTGGATGCATCCGCCGGCTGTTCTTCAGCTCCATGGTCAGCCTGCTGCCAAACCATCCTGGATCGCACCATCCGGCTTCCGCATGATCCCAGCCTTCGCGTGCGCGGCTGGACTTCAGCACGAACTGAGCGCCAACATGCTCCGGCAGGTTGAAGATTTCCCTGGTCTCCGCCAGGAACCACTCCCCCGGCTGAATCCAGAACGGATCTTCTTGCGTGTGGCCGGTGATGCCGAGGATCTGCAGCTCAGGATGCCCTGCCACCTCGATCATGATCCGATCGCCGAGGATCACATCCAAGCTGGCCGGGTTCAGGTGCTCCTCGACATAGGGGCTCACCATTGCCTCCTGCTTGCACAGGCGGCGGATCTCATGATCAGGGAGAAGCATCAGGTGTAATCCCAGCGGCGGCGCTGCCCATCAGCACGGCGACCGAGATGGATGAAGGCCGGTGCAGCGTAGCCGAGGCTGAATGGCCAGTTCTCATCACACCACTTCTCGACAACTTTCATGTCAGCACCATCGACCACGAAGTCGACAGCACCGACACCAGGTGCTGAATAAAGATGCTCGCTGTTGGTGGCACCACCGACTGAAGCGTTGATCGCCGAAGGCCGGTAGCCCGAAGTGATGATGATGCTCTTGCCGCCGAAGCGCTGCCGCACCCGCTCGAGGAACGCCGCCAGCTCCGCTGCAGTGTTCACCTGATATTGATGAACGAAGCGCCGCGCCTCTTGATCGAGCGCAAACTCACCC